GTTTTAGGATATCCGTTTTATGCGTTTTATATTTGAGAAAATATTATGTCGAGCAATATCTCTCTCCTCATCCATGCCAGTCAAGCAGTGGCTGGTGAAAGCTCTCGCAGCAATGTACGGGGGCGCGATCGGTCTCCAGCTCGCCAAGTCCGAAGTGGACAGGCAGGAGCAGGAGGTGGAGATGCTCATGAACGCTCTCGTTCCAGAGAGCCAAGAGATAACGTTGCAACAAATCCAACCCCAGTGCGTGCAGCGCTGGACCCTCAGTTCCCAGAAGTTATTACTGGGGATGGGAGTCATCGGGTGTGGACTTACTGCGTTTTGGTGGGCGACTCTGTCCACTTACCGTCTGGGTCGTATAGTGCAATCATATTACGACTACGTTCTAGACAAAACCAAAGTGTTTCTATGCACCGATTTAATAGGGTGGCGTTCGTCCTTTCGGGACCTCACACTACCTTGTTATGCTACGAAACAGGAACCTACGCACACACATCCAACCTCCGCTATGTGGAGATCCATGACTGCGACATTTGCAGTTATGCTCTCTACTCTCAAGGGCAAAGGACTCTTTATGTACCAGAAGTCCTCCCTCGACCAACGTCGGGGGCTCCCTGGAGATCGTCAATCACGATCCATGAAAGACGTGGTCAACGAGGTGGACAAGACCAAAATCAAGCCTAATGATTTGATTGTGTGTGTGGATGCTGATTATGGCGAGGATGTTCCAGGGATGTTAATGTGTTATGACAACCCGGTTTTGTTGTATACGTTCCAGCCTAAAGCAGTCTGTGAGGACACTGGTGAATTTGTGTTCAGATTCTTTAGGAATAATGCTGTGGAGTACCGTGTTAATGGCGGCGCTGTTTACCGGCATAAGGTTTGGAACTATGCGAAAGACGTTGTGAGTGTTCGGAGTTGGTTCACCACCAAAGTGTACCAGATAGAGAGACGTAAGACCAACGACCATCACGAGTTGGTGTTACTTATCCCTGTTGCGAAGTGGCGTTTTCCCTTCAACCTGTTAGCAAATTGGTTGCGTACAGATGAGTTGTCCCACCTTGAAGTTAATTCAGGTGAGTTCAACGTGATGGACATCAAGACTAATGATGGTATCAG